TGTGTTTTAAGTTTTGGATTTCCTCTCCATTAAAATAATTTTCTAAATCAACTTTCAATTCTTTCTCAAACCCCAAACCGCCTGCGCCTTTCTGAATGATTGGCTTGAAGATAACATCAGCATCGATTTCAGGTATAAAGATAACATCTAGAGAACTTGACTTAGACTTTTTAAATATGCTTTTGAATGGAATTTTCTTAGTCTTTAGAAATTTTTCAAGTTTCTTTTTCGAGTCTTCGCGATTTTTAGATTTTACAAGAATGTCTTTGTTCTTAACCGAGACCATGTCAGGAGATAAAGTTTTTGTGATATCATTAAAAATGTTACTTGCCGTTGCCATTTTTAATGTCTAATCGTTACTGTATTTGTTCTCTTGGTACGCTCATTGTGTCGAACGATATGAGAAACTAAACGAACTCCTGGGTGATCTTGCTTCAATTTGGCGAAATGTGTATGATTACCGACGTCATCGTCATACAAATGAACTTCTTTGTAACGATGCTTTTTGATCAGATCCGAAATAACCTTGCGTTTTCTATCGCCTGTTGATGTTCCCTCAATGTTACCAGCTCTTCTCATATGAGTTGTTTTGATATCAACACCGAACTTCTTCAAAATCTTTCTTACTTTTTGCTTATCATCAAGATCAGAACGTGCCGTGACAATCTCAGTTTTGAATCCACGTCTCTTGAGTCTGTTCAATCTGTTGATCATTGGCTGGATTGGGTGTGCAGATTTGGCGAGAACGTTGGCGGATCTAAAGTCTTTGAAGTCGTAATGCTCGCCTGGCTTCAGCTTATACTTGTTGAACTCTTGGTTGGTTAAGCTCTTTAGGAGTTTACCACGTGCGTCTCTGATATGAACTTTTAGATGCTTTGGGTCGTGGGCGACCAGAGTTTCATCCATATCAAAAGCATGAAGGACGTTGCTTCTTCCTTCAGTTAGGAAATCTGTAAAAGACTTCATCGTGGTCTCCAAGTTTTTCATACTATTTATAAAAGAAATGGGGTTGGACTTTCGCCCAACCCCTTTTAAGCAGCAATGTCGAGCGGAACCCCACCGTGCTCTCGACTGTTCCTATCGGTTATCCCCTGTGCCTCATTGCGTCTAGATTCGCATAATGCCGCTTCGTGATTTTATTTAGTTATAAAATCAACTTTTTACAGCCTCTTTGAAAAATTATTTTGAACCATAAAGGCTGGGGTCCAGCCATCAAAACCAGCTCCGTTGTTCAGCTTGGTCTTCACAACCTGAGCATGAAACTGATCTTTACATTGCATAATCACTTGCTCAGTTTGATGCTCGAAGATACCGAAATGCTCTCCATTGCCGGGATCAGTATCAAGTCTCTTGACGCTGTAGTTCTTCATCACGCAAATCCTTCAAAGTCTTTCTTGTTGAACTTTTGCTTCTTCTTATTGAAGTCGCTGTCTCTTTCACCGAAATTAGTTTTATCCATTACTGGCTTATCGTCAACCAAACCCTCCTGAGCATCTTGTTCAACATCGTACAGCTTCATCTTCGCGCGATCGATACCGACAACGAACCTACGATAAGCTGCTAGATCATTGTATCGGTTCTTCAACTGTTTGACCAGGATCTGACCGAGACCTTCTAACTCTTCAGACGTTATCAAAGCAAACATGAAGTCAGCCGTAGCCGGTAAACCGAACGATTCTGAAGTATCCTCAAGTCCAACGTCGCTGTTACCGAAGCCGGACCTTGTAGTCTGAGTAGCCGAAACAATAGGAACATTAAACTCAACAGCCAGACCACGAAGTTCTTCAGCAATCGCCTTGATATACATGTAGGAGTTGATATTGTTACCATACTTCATACGAGATGAAGAGCAAATGTTCAGATAGTCAATGTAGATTACTTCAGGAGTGAAGTTCTTCTTCAACTTCAATTCATTGATCAGATGTCGAAAGTTAGCAGAGCCAGCAGAAGCAGTCGGATACTCTTTGATGATCAGTTTACCGGAAGTTTTGTTTCTGACTTTAGCAAGCTTACGGTCATAGGTTTCCTTATTCATCTCACCGAGCTCATCCATTGTGACATTCAACAGATTAGCATCGATACGTTCGGCGATACGTTCCTCAGCCATTTCCATGGTGATGTAGAGAACGTTTTTACCATCAAGCAAATTACCAGCCGCGCAATGGCACATGAACAGAGACTTACCTACACCCGTGCCCGCGAGCGCGATGTTCAAAGTCTTGTTGGGCAAACCACCCTTAGTGATACGATTGAAGTAATCTAGATTGAAAGGAACCTTTATTTCCTTACGATGATAGAACTCGTAACGAGAATCAGCATCGTCAAGGAAGTTGTGACCGATGTTGGTATCAAAACTAACACCAAGAGCGTCAGACAGGATCTGCGGGATACTGCCCTTGCTATTCTTTGCATCCTTATTATCAAGGATCTGAATCGACTGCATAATCGCATTATAGACAGCACGTTCCTGAACAAACTTCTCGGTCTTATCAACAATCCAGTCTAGCTCGGTCTTGGGATCATGATTCAGATCCTCAATGTTCTTGTTGATAATCTTGACCTGCTCGTCATTAATACCTTTGACGTTTGACAGATCAATAGCAAGTGCCTCCTTGGTTGGAAAGCGATTGTACTTTGTTACATATTCTTCAATAATCTCAAACAGAACTTTGTCATTGTAGTCTTGGAAATAATCTTTCTTTAGGAAGGGAATGACCTTTCTACCATAGTCCTCGCGATGAACTAGGTTCCCGAATATTATTTGCTCAAACATCTACTCTCCATGTATTTTTGTCAATGCGAAGGACGCCAAGAGTGTAGTTCTCAGCAATATCATGTGCATATTGAACGCTGTGACCTGTGGCTTCACGTGAGTCTATAAGAACATCGTCTTTATAAAAATCAACGTATAGCTTTTCATCCTCGGTCATGACCTGAGCCATCAAACTCAGGTCATCACTATACAATGATACAATTACATTATTCGTTGTTTTCTTCGGTGTCATCAGCCATTATCTCCCCAACTGGCAATATGTACTTGTTCTTGATCCACTCAGCGAAATTGGTTTCTTCGAATACCGACTTCCAAAAATCATTATTATCTACGATGTCGCCTGCACGATAGTTTTTACCCATGATCTCGCCAGTCTCTTGATCAACTCGAGCGTACCAACCCAGCTTAGGCTTAGTGATGAACTTACCCTCAAGAGCCAAGTCGAGCAGACCGGACCACTTGTTGATACCGGAGTCGAAGCTCACTGTGATAGGGATCTTAGACTTTTCCTTCAGATAGCGAGACTTCTCGATGTTAATAACAAAGTGGTAGCCGAGCAGTTCCTTGTCGTCCTTATCTTGTTGACGACCGATGATCCAGATGTTATCGGCTGAATAATAGATACCGGTGCCGCCGCTGACAACAGCCTTAGAATACATTTCCTGAGTCATATAGACGTGATTGACTACGACCATAGGAATGTCCTTAAGAGTCAGGTGAGGCGTGACCATCCGGAACAGAGACTTAAGCTGCTTCGCGCGGGTCATGTCCGCAGCGGAGCTCTGCTTCATGGCGTCTTCGACTTCCTTCTTTGAAGCGAGATTGCCGACCGAATCAACGACGATCATGATCTTATCGTTGCGCTTGATCTCACTCAGCTGATGCATGATATCAAACTTCAATTGTTCAATATCAGTAATCGGCGTGTGAACGACGGAGTCGAGTGGCACGCCAAACGACGTGAAATAAGACTCGGGCGTGCCAAATTCGGAGTCATAAAACAAGACGATTCCGTCGGGATTCGCCCTCAGGAAAGCGGAAGCCAACAATAGACTGAAAGCGGTCTTGAAGTGCTTTGACGGCGCGGCGAGTACAGTTAGTCCGGGTGTCAATCCGCCGTCGATACTACCGGATAGAGCGACATTGATCATAGGAACCCTTGTGGGGATCATATCCTTCTTGCCGAAAATCTTTGAATCAGTCAAAGTCGCCGTGAAGTCTATAGTGCTGTTTTTGATCAATCTAGAACGTAAGTCTGTCATCTTCTATGTATCCTCTGTCAAATTACTTCATTATAAACTGTAATCGCTCATTCGTCAATAAGTTTATTCATCTTCTTGATAAAAGAATCAATGCTCTTGATGCGGGCTGCACCTTCCCATTTGATGATGTCTTTATCTGGATTTTTCTTCAGATTCGAAAGGAGAGGCATGATCATGTCACGTAACTTCTCTACCTTTTCTGTGTTCTCTTGTACTACAGTAAGCTCTTTTTCGGTGGCGAAAGAAAAGCCAAAGTCGTGTTCTTCATTCATGAAAAGAAATCCTCCAGGTTACTACGTTTTTCTGTATCCCAGTTGATGATCTCTAGAATCGACTTGATGGGATCAAGAAAAGCTTTTTGAAACTGCATGTCATAGTCAACGTATCTATCAAGACCCAATTCTGTCGGTAATGTTTCAAGAACTGAGATCACTGTATCGTTGATAATGTTAGGAACTTTTAGATAGGCGAACTTGATCTTATCACCATCACCAATCAGCTGATGCTGGCGCGTCAAACCCTTCCGCGTAATCAAATCGTTGAAGAGAAGCGCGCCCTTCACGTGTATGGGAGTTCCCTTGATGTAGATGTTAGAACGATCTTTGTATTTATTGAGACCTTTCATGCCGCGAGGAAATGCTACTTCTTCAAACGGCAGACTCATAAATTTGGTTTTGAAGTCGGCGATGTATTTTTGAACAGCTGCTTCATCACTGTTCATGATCAGCTTGATTGATTCCTTGATGCTTGCGCGACAAGCTTTCGGAGTTGAAGAACGAACAGCTTCAATCCCCTGAATCTTCAGCTGCGGTTCATTATATTGAACACCTTCAATGTTCCAAGCGTTCAGAATATACATCTTCTTACCACGCCAGATGCCCTTGTCGGCGATAGTCTCGCGCTTCATAAACATCTTCTGCTGATACGCATTCATGTAGTCAGCCAACTCTTGATATGAGTTGCTGATCATCTTCTGAACGGGTCCATCACAGAACTTATCAAGTGCCGCTATGATTGTTTGAACGTCATCCGTCCCGAGTGTCTTGACCATTGGCTCCATGTTGACGTAGATTGAATCTGTATCAGAAGCAATAACATAATCAACGTTCTTAGTCTTAAGCATTCGGTTGAGGTAATCATTCATCTTGTTTTCGATCCAGCGAATAGACAGCTGACCAGACATAGTGATCGCTTCAGCCATGTCAAAACTGAACCAGCGGAAGTATTCGTTACCCAAAGCACCGTAAGCGGAGTTTAGCTGAATCTTTTTAGCAAGCTGAAGATTGTGATACTTGGCGATGTCATTTCCAATCAACCTACGCTCTTCAACCTTATCCTCGGGAGTATCCTCAAGCAGCTGCTTGGACTCAAGCATCTTATTTTTGTATTCAACTCGATCGTTATACATCTTCTCCATCAAAGCAGCCAGGAAGCCTTGTTTGTCTTTGCGAAATTTTACGCCATTCGCTGCTACAGCATACGGACCTTCGATGACAGCATGCCCATCAATGATTGATTCGATCATAGGGAAGTACTGTTCACGGCCAACCATCATCTCGGGGCTGATGTTATATTGCATAATCAGGTGAGGATATAGACTGTTTAAGTCAAACGAAACAACCCACTTGCTCATACCGATCTTTGGTTCCTTCACATAACCACCGACCAGAGACTCGTAGTTCGCTGTCTTCTTGAACTGATGGATAACGATGTTACGGTCAAGCAGATAGTTATGAATGATAACATCCCAGGGGCGAACAGTTGTCAGTGTATCAGAATAGTTTACCTTCGCGTCATACGCGAACGCGATGACCTGCTCGATAAACTTTAACCTTTCCTCAAGCTTGTCAATCAGCGTAACGTCATGAACGTTGTAATCGAAGAACTTTTGTGGATTCTTCTCATACAGATCGTTCAGCGAACCATACTCGGAATAGTCTAGCTTCTTGATACCTAGCTCTTTCTCCGCAATGTTATCAAGTTTGTAGCTTTCCTGCATCTCGAACTTGAACTTCTTATACAGATTTAGATAGTCAAGCACATTGATACCAGCGGGAGTAAATGTTTGATTGTTGCGCCCATGAATTTCAATTGTGCGTTCTTCTAAGAATCCCCAAGGTGACAGCTTCTTAGCTTCATGGTCACCAAGAATGCCTTTGATTCGGTTCACGAGATAAGGAATGTCGAAGAACTCAATGTTCCAACCTGTTACAATATCAGGCTGATAGCGACCAGACTGCCAGATCTTTAGGAAGTTGCTGAGCAGATGCCACTCGTCTTTGCACTTGATATAGTGTACACCCTCGGCAGGATTGTAATCCTTCATACCCAGTACCACCTTCTCGCCCTTACGGCTGAGGGTGATAGCTGTTACTTCCTTGTCAGCCTTCTCGATGTTTGGGAATCCGTCAGACGAATCAGTCTCAATATCAATCCCGATGATGTTTATCTGTGAGGTGTCATACTGCATGTCACCATGAAACTTATCGTGAATGAAAAGGTACTGGAAGTTCGTTAGACCGTAGATGTCGTAGTTCGCTACGTCTTCATATCTCTTGACGAAGTCACGAGCCTCTGAGATTGAATCGAAATCAATCTTTGATACAGGTTTACCGTCTAGTGTCTTGTAGATTGTGTTTGTTTTGCGATCAGCGGGGACAAAAAGATAAGGTTTGTACTGAATCGTTTCAGCAATCCTACGACCATCTCTATATCCGCGAAGGTAGACTTTGTCCCCGCGAGCAAAAACATTTGTGTAAAAGAACATGCGCTACCTCTATCAACCATTCTAATAATATACCTTAGATAGCGCAAAAAGTCAAGCGAAAATGTGTAGTGCTTCCTGATAGTGCGCTTGACGATCAGCAAGACCAATCGTTCCGCCATTAATGCGCTTTGTTGCTAAAACAATATCACCACGATCAGCGATTTCGTTCAGTCCATGAGTAGCCCAGAACCAACCAGCCGACATAGCTGCGCCTTCTGGTGTTGCTAGATAATGAACGGCATCTTCGACTGTCATACCAATGTCATGCGCGAAATGTGCGTAATTATCGTGACCTGTTAATTGTATAAGACCACGCCCACGATAACGATACCCGTCACCACTAGACTCAGGTCCATTGCCCATTCGATTACCATAAACACGGTTTGCTATCTTCTCTGGGTTTCTGGCGTATGCGTTTGGATCGACATCTCTGAAATACCTTGGAAAAATTACAGGAAGACGATCTGCTCTATAATTTAGATTCTCTTCAACAAACTTCAAACCGCCAGACTCGTGACCGACTTGCGCTAAGAACATAGAAATTCTTCGCGTTGTGTTGATCTGAAAGTGCTCTAATGTCTTATTTATTGGCTCGAGATAGTCATCGATCGTTCTTGCAGGAGTGTGATCGAAAAACTTCGCGAGTTGTTCTCTTGTTACAAGCATGTAGATCTCCTAATGAATAAGGGGAGCCGAAGCTCCCCTTACTTATATTAGCGACCCACGGGATGTTCTCTCATGTTCTTCGCCAGAGCTGAAACATCGTATCTTGATATACCCATGTCTCTTAGTTCTCTGTCTGAAAGCTTGTTCAGATCTCTTAGCTCCTTAGTGAAGTTGACAGTGTTTCTAACCAACTGAGCAACGCGAGCTGCTGTGCGAAATACGGTATTGGTTCTCATTTGATTTATTCTGACAGAAATTGCTTCTTGTCAGCCTTCTTTGCTGGCTTCTCGCCATCACCTTCGTCGGCGATGTCAATCTTCTTTGGCTTCTTTGATTCGGGAATCACGTGCTCGAGCCAAATCTTGAGCATGCCATTGATCAGATTTGCGTTGTTGATCTCGACATTATCAGCCAGAGTAAACTGGCGTGTGAACGCGCGATCCGCAATACCCTTGTGCAACCAGGCTGTATTTTCATCGCCATTACTATCCCCAGCAGTGTTACCCTTGATGATCAGCTTGTTCTCTTCAAGAGTGATCTCGATGTCTTGCTTGGCTAGACCAGCAACAGCCATCTCGATAACGTATTTGTTATCTTCGACCTTCTTTAGATTGAATGGAGGATAGGAATTGGCTGCGTTGTTAGCAATCCATTCAGCATTATCGCGGAGGTTCTTTGCGAGGGCATCAGCGCCAACAAAGAAACGATCGAAATTGCTTGTGTCAAAGTTGTATGTCTTCCAAAGTGACATGGTCTTTCTCCTTATAAAGCGAGATTTCAGGTATGCGTCCCATTAGGCGACGCACATTATATATAGGTTACTTTACCAAAAAAGTCAAGCCTTTAGTGAAACTTTTTTTCTAATCTTTGCTTCGAAGTGACATAAATTGCCATTCGATGATGGTCTAACAGGTAAACAGGAGACAAATTATTATCCCTGTAGATCTTACCAGTTTCTAAAGCATAAATAAAAGAGTTGTGCTTCTCGTCTGGTTCCAAAGATTCAGCAGCCTGAGCGGCTTCTCTGATTAGTCTTTCTGAAACTACTTGAAGGCTCATGAGTTCGTTTTCCATACAAAACCTTAAAGATGATGGTGGTTGAAATGTTCGGTCTAAGCAAAATAGCCATATACCTACTTATTGCCCTCTTTTCATTGGGGGGAATTACAACCACTTACTATGTGTGGAAAAGAAACATCCAACATGCTGCTTTATTAGAGTTTAATCGGCAGCAGATGGAACAAAATCAAAAAGATCAAGTTGAGTTTTTTCGTAAACAGCAAGAGATCTCAGAGCAGCAAGCAGCAGCTGCTAGAGCCTTGACTGCGCAGAACGAAGAACTGAATAGAAGAATGAGTGGGATTGACCGCTATCTGACTTCAGGGCAAGCGCAGGATAGACCTGCTTCTGAGGTGCTGAAGAGAACCGTAGATAGCCTTAGACCAGGAGCAACCAGATGAGAGCTTTGTTATTGTTACCTTTGATCGCATTGGCTGCTTGTGGATCTGATCCAGTGGTCGTAAGATCAACTCAACATCAAATAGTAATGCCTGAGGAATCTATGTTCAACTGCCCGACAGTTGATACTCTACCGCATTCAAGAACATTGACTGATGTGCAAGTTGCTAGACTGCTAGTGCAGTTGTATCAAAACAATACAACCTGCAAGAACAGCATAACAGCTTTGCGTGAGTTTTTAGAGAAAGCAAAGGCTACCGCTGAGGCAGGTAACAACCAAGAGCAGCAACGTTAGATACAGTAGAAGCGTCGATCGTTTTCGAACGATATTGCAACACCACACACAACAGTATATCTCTTGTCTGGATTTTGTCGCATGTCTTCGATAGGGATCGGAGACACTCTTTGCTGCTTTTGTAATTCAGGAAAAGCAGACTTCATAGCTGAACACCCCATTAGTACGTAGGCTACTACGAACATCATAATAACATTACGGACTACGGGACAGGTAATCATCTATCACAGATAGTTCTGTAGATGTTCCTGCCGTAATAATAACGATATAAGGATCTATGGGAAAACTCCTGACGGCATCCTGGTGGTAACGACTCAGGGGATACTAACTTTCCGTACTCGGTATCCGTTTTAAAGAGTTCTTGTCCAAGAAACGGATTAAGGTGCGGCGAGCACCCAGTCAGTAGTAGCGTAATAAAAAGATACAATTTGAACATTAATGACAAACGCGCCTGAAAACTGGACGACCATAGTAGTCTCTACCAGAGAACACATCGCGGCAGACAGGACGATGATAGTAGTGCCTAGGAGGCGCTGAATGATAGCCATGTGTTGGACGGTAAACATACCCAGGCGAGGATACAGCGCATCCACTCAAACCAATAACAGCCAATCCAACCAGCAACAACTTCTTCATTTATATCTCCATAAAAGATTAATTAATTGTTTTTCTAGACGATCAAAGAGAACCTGCATATGGCTTTCATCGTTCTCCTTGATCGCCTTCTTTAGTTCTTCTACTGTTGTAATCAAATTGTATTTATAGTCGCTCAAACCTCTGTAGAAATCAGTTGTATTCATCGTTCAACTTCCTCAATGATTGGGCGACCAACAACGTGGACACTGGTGTTAGCAATACGTCGCGAAAAGGTTACAGCCTCCGCAAATGTTGGGAACTTCTTTACACGTTCTACCAACAGACCGTAGTTCTTAGACTGACGATTATCGTTGACTTCGGTATAGATGCATTTGAACTTAGTCATTGTCTTTCCCTTTCTCATCCTATATAGGCATTATACCCTAGTTTTGAAAAAAAGTCAAGGACTTTTTACATCCTCCGACTCCGACTACCGAGACAGTTACCGTCTGACTTCACAGCGACCGCATACCCGCCCTTGTTGTAAAGAGGTGTAACAGATGCGACCTTAGCCATAATCTGCTTCTGAACATGCTCAGGCTCCTTGTGAAGATTAGCCATGATTCCATGTACGCGACCTCCATCGACGATTGTGTTACTCAGCTGAACCTTCTCAGTCTTATAGGAAGGTAGAACGTTCTTATGCAGCTTCGCCTTAGTAAGCTGCTCCGGGTGAACGCCATTGCGTTTTAACCAGGCTTCATGTTCTAACTTAGCCTGGACCTGTTTTGCGGATGGCTTAGAAGAACGACTCGTCTTTGTCGTCGTGAAGAACGGTTTCATCAACTGCATGACTGTATATTCCCAGATTGACACGTTGCACCAAAAGCTCGACTTGTTCGTCGGTCAAGCATTCCATAAGATTACCTTCGAGCCAGCCGATATACCTAGCGTACTCTCGATTTCGTTCTAAGTCAGGGCGAAGTTCGCCTTTAGAATCATATCGGCAAGCATCGTAGATATAATCAAACAGATGCTTGATTCTTTCGTGATTATGGTTGTTCATAGAACTCATCTTTGCTCGACTCGATCCCCGACTCGATCCCCGACTCGATCCCCGACTCGATCCCCGACTCGATCCCCGACTTGATCTTGGACTTGAATCCAGACTTGATCCCAGACTTGATTCAAGACTTGATCCCAGACTTGATTCCGGACTTGATCCTCGACTTGATCCCAGACTTGATCCCAGACTTGATCCCAGACTTGAATCCAGACTTGATTCCGGACTTGATCCCGGACTTGATCCCGGACTTGATCCCGGACTTGATCTTTAACAGGTTTCATTTCACTTTACTCTTGGATCTGATTACCGAGGAGCCAGTCCTCATACTCAGCGAGGAACTCGCGGATCTCCTCATCGTCAGGCGTGTAGCCAGCAACGAGGGTCACATATTCTCGTTCGGTAAGAGTGATCGGGTTCATCTCATTTCCCTCTTTCATCATCATATTATCATATTACCCTAAGAACGTAAAAAAGTCAAGCAAAATAAAATCAAATGAATTGAAGGGGTTAGCCGATCGAATTAGCTAACCACTTGTTTTTAATAGATATATCTTTTTTCGGTTTTTAGGAAAAAATAAAGGTTTTTATGAGAAAAATAAAAGTTTTTAGGAAAAAATAAAGTCTAATGATTTCAATAGATTATTTTCAGACCCCTCTGGAGAACCTGCATTGAGTGCTTCTCAGCCCCATAGAAGCCCAAAATAGTCCCCAGTGTGTCCTCTGGATCGCATGTGCCGCAGAGAAATACGTCAATCGCTGCATACCCCTTCTCTGGCCAAGTGTGGACCGATATGTGACTTTCTGACAGAATGACAACTCCGGTATAACCATACCCAGCGCCAAAGTGATGCCAACGTTCCGACAAGACAGTCGCTCCAGCATCTTTCGCAGATTGAACAAGAGCAGCAGCCGCCTCATCCATGTTCCAATATGGAATAGATCCGGGTTTACCCCAGACCTCAAGAATCATGTGTCGCCCAAGCGGAGGTACGTTGTGCATATCATGAGAATCCTGTAACAACGTTGAAAGTAGGATTATTTATTATGGCGGAAGGAGTGGGATTCGAACCCACGGATCCGTTCGGATCGCTCAGTTAGCAACCGAGTGCTTTAGACCTCTCAGCCACCCTTCCTGAATAGATTCGGTTTTACTACACCAACAGCTAATAGAACACCAGCGTACGCAACCAAATCGTGCCTTGGTGTTCGTCTGCCGTAGCCGGACGACCGAAACCGGTAACTGTTGCATATCAATCCTCCATCCCCTCAGGAGTACGACTTCCCTACTCAACTTCAACGGACTTTCGCTCGTCAGCTAGATATGCAATAACTGGTGGACCCTATCGGACTCGAACCGATCACCTCCTGCGTGCAAGGCAGGCGCTCTCCCAGATGAGCTAAGAGCCCATGGGGTGATAGATGGGTTTCGATCCCACTGCCTCCGGGATCACAGTCCGGCGCTCTCCCGATTGAGCTACTATCACCACAAAAAATGGTACCAGTGGTCGGACTCGAACCAACACTCGCTAGTTCCTAATACTAGTGCCTCTGCCGTTGGGCTACACTGGCAAAGCTCTCGACAGGACTCGAACCTGTATCTTCCTCCATTACCTTACTCCTGATTCGTATTCAGGGCGGTTACGAGAGCATAAACTTGGATGCCGGAGCTGGATTTGAACCAACATAAACTGGACCAAAACCAGTTGTCCTACCGTTAGACGATCCGGCATCAATCATTAAAGAAGTCTTCAAGCGCAATTGCCTTATCGTCAATCCAAACATCGTAAGACGGTTTACCGAGGCTCAGAGTAGTGTACTTACATCCCCACCACTTCAGCTGAGTCTCAGTAAAATCCTTCCAATCTTTACCGGAAGAAGATCCTCTAGCTGTCCAGTAGTGTATCTCATGACCTTCATCGAACAGCTTATTTAGCTGATGAATCCGTTTCATATAGGGTTTGGCATACGTGTACTCATTACCAGGATCTTGGTTGCAAATCGTACCATCAATGTCAATCATGAACTTCATAGCTTCCTCATAAATTGGTGGGAGGTGAGAGATTCGAACTCCCGACCCTCTCTGTGTAAACGAGACGCTCTACCGCTGAAGCTAACCTCCCAAAAATGATATCTGAGAGACAGGATTTGAACCTACAACCCCTGCGACCCAAACGCAGTGCTCTACCGTTGAGCTACTCTCAGTCAATAAACATAATATACTACTTTTTAGTCTGTTCGTCAAGTTCTTTTATACGATTCTTGAAGTAAGAAAGAACTATTCCGTGAGCCAGATTGCCCATCTTGAGTTTCGCATTATCGTTTTCTAAAACATTCGTAATCTCGTCTTGAAACGAAGACTTCTTTAGAATATCAATTGAATAACTCATTGGCAATCCTTAGTAAGATGGCGGAGGGTGAAGGCATCGAACCATCATCCTTTCGGAGCCGCAGTTTTCAAGACTGTGTGGGGAGCCAACCCCGGCACCCTCCGTAAAAGGTGGGCATTGATGCCCACCAGTACTAATCAGAACTTGTAGTTTACACCGAGCGAAACAGCATGCTCAGCTTCACGACCACCTTGCCAACCATCGACATAGCGATAGCGAGCATCAAGCTGCCAGTTACGCGTTACGTTGTATGCAACACCACCACCAACGTTCCAAAGAGCATCAGCGTTCTTATCGTGGTTACCAGCACCATTCAGACCCACACCCGCGCCCACGAGAACGTATGGAGTAACGCGACCGAGAGACTGACCAACGATAAGGTTGACGAAGCCAGTCTGACCTGCATCGTGTGAAGAGTTCTTATAGTTATAAGAAGCAACTGCTTCAACAGCGAAGTTACGATTTAGTTCGTAACCAAGAGCCAGGGAGTTACCCCATGTTTGAGACTCTTGAGGCTTGGTTCCACCAACATCAACAGATGCACCAACATAGAATCCCCGCATAGGAGAAGGAGCAGGTGCGCTCTGAGCAAAAACTGATCCAGCTGCCATCAAACCAGCAGCCAATGTAATAGCAAAAGTCTTCATCAGTATCATCCTTTCAATTGAAAAATCGATTGTTTCTGTTTCTAGGTACAATCGTAAACCCAAGAAATCATGCCGCTAGGCGACCTGACTCAACTGCAAAATTGTCGTTTGCATTTGTTGTTTTCGTTGCGTTAGGTAGCTTCCGCACCATTGCCTACTCCAACCCTTACCGTCATCAGTCGATCTCTGTTTCGCCCCCTCATTGGTGGAGGCGCACGGCACTGCCCCGTGGTCCTGACTAACCTATTTGATTGCTATCAACGGCAACTCTTTATTTATACTATACAAGATTGAAAATGTCAACTAGTTTTTCTTCATCAAGAACGGAAGAAGAATTAGTACCGGTATAATACCAAAACGTTAGCTTCATTGCGAATAAGATTTTCTTATTGTTTTCTATCGCCTGATAGGAGATCTTAGCTGCATGATCACTGAGATTTTTGAGGAAGTCACAACACTCTTCCTCAGCCATCAAATCGTCTTCCATCTCTTTTATCTGTTTGTATAACAGCTTACAGAAGCTCTTCTGCTGTCTGTTAATGAACTTTATTTCGTTGAATCTGACGTATGGTTCTGGCATTTTGTACCTCCATACAAGTATTTATTAATGGTGGGTGTGGTCGGAGTCGAACCAACAATGTTTACCACGAGGGACGCGATTTACAGTCGCGGGATGCACACGCCATAGCATCAACACACCCAAAAACTTTGACTACTAAGATTCGCAGTCCTTATTTAACTCCAAAATGCTCATGAGTCATAAACTTCCCATGCCCAAAAGACTGTTTCAGAAAATAGATCAACAGCATCGTTATTCTTTTCTATTATTTGTACAAGCTTCAGCCACGGCTTCATCTTTTGTAAACCCTCTTTCGCGATAGACACTATAAAGATAATCGAAACGCATAGCACTCAATTGATGGTCGCAGCTCTCAGGCTCTAAAACTTTATAACATCTTAAACATACATCATCAATATCTTTTGAAAAACCAACTTCATCTTTAATCTTCCAGCAACGCATACACTTTTTGCCCGTGGCTAGCGCAACTGTTACTTCTGGTTCATCACCAAGAACAACGGCGTAAGGATAATTACTCATGTTCCACCCCAAAATGTTCGTTTCTATAATTAACCAACCACTTTGCTGCTTGCTCTCTTGTTTTCTGAAAAGAATCTAGATTTTTAGACCAGAGCTCTGGATATTGTTTATACTCCTCCGATGGTTCCGATGGTATTGTTTTGTTGAGAAAAATAATAGCCCCATCTAAACTCTCACATTCCCTAAAAGATCGATCTATAGAATAAGCCATAGACTTTGGGAGATCTTTGATTGTATCAATACCCAAAAGGTATTCCGCTTCACACTTACTACATGAAAATGGCTGGCAGGTACAATCACCTGCGTGCTCACCTTTTTCTAATGCTTTCAAAAGATAATCGAATCTTTCTTGTATTAGACCAGATTCAGTCAACTCTTCAATAATATTGGTTGTTTCCTTTTCAATGTTGTTTAAATTATTTTCTTTGTCTAGGTAAATAGACCACATAGCATCTTTCAACGCTTCATCTATAATTTTAGAACGCAACAAGTCTTTCTCTTTATCATCAAGAAAGACTTGTATTTTCAGAGGATTTTCGTCATAAGCGATTTTCATAAGTTAATTATACCCTAGTTTTGAAAAAAATTCACGAGACATATACCCTTTCAAACATTTGATTTTCTCTAAGTTTAACAGCCAACATAACAGCTGCGACATCAGCTTTACATTTCACTTCTTTCCCCAGGATCATACCTATATTTGATACAATTACTCCTCGTTCATGATCCATCCATACTTTCAACTTAGGTCTAATTGTATCAACCTGTAGAGGAAACAGGGTTTTCACCGAATCGTTTATTGCGTTTTCTACATCTTTGATTATATCAGACATACGTTATTATAACTTTCTGCGTAATGTTGTACGTTACAAATATCTTCTTTAAAGACTTGTATTTTCAGAGGATTTTCGTCATAAGCGATTTTCATAAGTTAATTATACCCTAGTTTTGAAAAAAGTCAAGGACTTTCTACTACTTTGGAGGCGCCAGTTGGTAACGATCCAACACGTACCGACTTATGAGATCGATCGGAACACCTGTTCTGGCGCCATTAATGGAGCGGGTAGCCGGTAACGCTCCGGTCCTCTCTAGCTTGGAAGGCTAGGGCACATCTCCTATACCATACCCGCAATATGGTGCCCGCAGAGAGATTCGAACTCCCGACCTATCGCTTACAAGGCGATTGCACTACCACTGTGCTATACGGGCAAACTTGGTGCTTCCTGCTGGTCCCGACCCAGCGACCTATGCGTTATCAACACATTGCTCTACCAACTGAGCTAAGGAAGCAATATTTGGCTCGGGCTAACCCAACCACGTACGCAGTTTAAAGGTTTAATCTCTTGTCGCACCCCCGAGCAGCACGACCGTATCACTACTTACTAGCGGAGCAAAAGGCCGCGTAGCACCGCCTTCGCTCCGAGCATCGATCCAGAGTAGGAACCAGAACGAAGTGCTATCACTCCCCAACGGGAGGATTCCGTACACCTTATCGGTTAAGCCCATTCGCGAATGAGGTAAGCAATCCGATATTCGCAGACTTTCCCCTCTGTTGGGTCTGCTAGGTCTCTCCCGCCTGTCTAGAATGCGGGATAATTGGCTGGTCAAGCAAGATTCGAACTTGCAACCGGAGCATTAACAGTGCTCTGCTCTACCATTGAGCTACTGACCATTGAAACTGGAGGATCCTAGTGGAATCGAACCACTGTAGCAGATTTTGCAGACCTGCGCCTAAGCCACTCGACCAAGGATCCAAAAGGGTTAGGAGAATTTCGAAATCTCGACCTGATGGTTAAGAGCCACCTGCTCTGCCTCTGAGCTACCAACCCGTATTTATACAATTGTCAAAGAGCATAAAAGGAGTTGAGATTTTACTCTCAACCCAAGTTTAAAAAAGGATAACCCTATGCTAGTAGTATCAAGCAGCCTTACGCTTCGAAGTCTTGCGCTGAACCATAGAATAGAACTGAACAGTCGTACCCTTAGAGTTGGTGCGAGTATTCAACTCGATATTCATCCCAGCGTTACGCAGACGGAAGACCAGGTCATGGGGATTAGCAGCGCGGAAGCGAGAAGCAATCTGACGAGCAGTCAGTTGCGCACCTTCAGCGAGGGCAATACCCAGACGGTCAGTCTTAGAAAGATTAGTCATGATATAGTTCCTTTCGGATTGCGTTAGCGTTGAACTCATTCAACAAAGTCATTATAGCTTAGTTTGGGGAAAAAGTCAAGGACTTTTTTGCTTCATCTTAATTCCCCTCAGAAAATAGCAGAAAGCATGCTGGTTGCGTGGTCGTATGTCACATACACACGACCAATTTCTACTAAGCCATCTTCGAGATACTTTACAGTATAACGAAAATCACCAGACTCCGTGATTCCCTGAAAAGAAACTTCCGTAAACTTGCAGCCCGGATAACCTGAAAAATCAAGGACAGTGCACAGCTGCGACGGAGTCATTTCGATCATCATCTTAACTGTCTCGGGTCGAATCATCTCGCTTCTCCTCTTTCATCATCTTAAGGTCATTATAACCTAATTTTGAAAATAAGTCAAGGAAAATCTTGACTCAATTCAAAATATCAATAACACGACCCTCATCATCGATGATACGAATACGATGACCTGGGTAATACCTTTGCGCAGTTTCCATCTCAATAAGAAGACGCTGCGATCCATTGGTCGCGCTCATGGTTGAGCACGTACGCCAGCCCGAAACATCCTGAAACTGCACGTAGTAGTTTTGAACGTCGGTAGACTCAAAGAACCTAAAAGCCATCTTCTTTTCCTCTCTATCTTATAAAAACATTATAACCTAGTTTTGAAAATAAGTCAAGCACTTTTTTTAGGAAGTTGGGGAGTCCGCTGGGATTCGAACCCAGGACCATCTGATTAAAAGTCAGATGCTCTACCGCTGAGCTACGGACTCTAACACATCAACACCAAGTACGATGCTTTTCGGCAATATGCTCGCTACCATCATATTCTGCGATCTCCCATTCAACGCCATCAGGGATCTCGACGACCTTCAGCTGAGAGTAAGTATCCCAGGATTGCTTGCCCATCTCCTCAACGATCTGAACAAGAGTGTTACAGTCCCGAGGAATACCGGAATCATATTTACGCGCGCTACCGGTAAGCTCATTGTAGAGCGTCAGAGCCTTCTTCGACAAACCAAAACCGCCGAAGCAAACGTTGATTACGATCTTTTGCATCTCATTCCCTTTCATCATCATATTCATAACATACCCTAGATTCTAAAAAAAGTCAAGGAAAATAAAAACGAACGATTTCAAGGGGTTGCATGCAAGTCATTGAAAAAATTAGACAATTTTTTTCGTCTTTTTTAGACTTTCTTTCTCTAATCTTTTCAACGACTTGGCGGTTCAGCCGCGCAAACGACTGAACCGCCATATAAAATAGTATTGGTAATGAAATAATCTTTTGGCGAAGGTCGTCAGAATCGAACTGACTTCTCAAGGTTTTGGAGACCTGCGGATTACCACCCTCCCCGACCGACACCCTATAACTACTTATATATTATCTGCTCCAAAAGTCAAGCATTATCTTGGTGTTGAGTATAAAATGTTAGAGGCGACTCTCATCACTGTTCTAGACACTTCATCGTCTGATGGCTTCACTCTCCATCCAACTGTAATCTGCCCGATGAACGTTTGCTCGGGCGGAACGCTAATACGACACATGTAAGTTATGCCTTTGTCTAGGTAGAAGAAGCCAATATAGCTCTGAGCAGCTTTGTATTCTGAGCAAGGAGCATCCCCCGACATCAACCCAATAACATCACGATTGTTAGCTAAGTTGTTTGAAAACAACCCAACATTGTAACCGTCATGCGCTCTTACTCTTCCATCTTCTCTTGTCTGAATCCAAGCAACCTTTCTTGTATTCAAAAGAGTGTTGACTTCAAAGATAGCTACGAGGTCTGCCTCCGTTCTTTTTAAAATAAAAGCAGTCGCGTCTTCGTACTTACCATTCATACGAGGCAGTGCTTGCTGCGCCTTGTATGAAGCCATGAAGGTGTCTTTCTCTGTGTAAAAGAACCACCCAGCAACTGACAATACGAACATAATAACAAGAACGAATAACTTAAAAGGCGAGTTAATCTGTTCAAATATCTTTAGAAATGCGTCCTTCATCTGATTGATCCTCTCTGTCACATACAAAAGATGTCACCGCAACATTACCATAAACGTGGCTAGCAGTTCTAATCATGTCCATAACAGGATCAACAGCAATCAAAAGAACAATAACAGCTTCATGAGGTAGTCTCAATAAGTCACAAACGATACTTACAGTAGCCACTGTAAGCACCCCAGTTGTACCCGCGCTCGCGAGACCCGCTAATATTGCACCCATTAAAACTATAATCAAACCATAATAACCTAGACTCATTGCGTAGATGTTTGCAATAAAGATAGTAGCGATAGCGTAGTAAGTAATAGAACCGATTCTGTTTACCGTGAAGCTCAAAGGGACCATTAGCTCCACGCTACTACGGTTGAATTTTAGTTTAGTTAAAGCCTCCTGCGCGTATGGAATGCATGCGAGGCTGCTTCGACTTGATACAGCAACAATCAATGTTTCCTTGACTGTCGAGATGACAGTCATCAACGAACTTTTTGATCTTATCACAAGAACGATAGTTCCGACAACGATGATAGCTATACCACCCAACGCCTGCTGAATTACGAACTCGAGCATTGTTTGGAAGATTCCTATGCCTACTTTACCGACCTGACTTGAAATCATAGCAAGCAATGCGAATGGTAAGAAGTAGTTTAGGAACTTGAACACCTCGATACAGGCAGCTTGAATAGCTTGTAACGAGTCAACAATAACTTTTCTGCCTGCGCTTTTAACCTGACCCAACGCGACGCCGAAGATCAAACAAAAGATAACGACCTTTAAGCTTTCCCCGGTGTTCAGACTCTGGAAAATGTTTTCCGGAATAAACTTACTTGTTAGACTTTGATCGTTTGCTGGAGGAGCAGGTTCCTTATTCACATCAAGAGAAACAGAAAGATCAACAGATCCTTCTCTACTTGTTACAAGAGTACCCAGGCTCGCCTGTTTTTCTGGTGTCATTTCAGTTGTTGTTAACATAACTGTACCGACGCCAATAGCACTAGCCAGAACCATTGAGATTAGAAAACCTACAATGATTCTTTTGATCATCCCAGCAGCATCATCTTTTTGTAACAAACTGATGACACCAACCAAAATCGTCGCCAACAAGAACGGAAGAACGACGACTTTTAGTAAACTAATATAAACTGATCCTACCTCTTCGAAACTGATGCTCTCTGATGGGTAATACACACCTGCAGCAACACCGAGGATGATCGAGAATAAGATTATTATCGGGTTTGTGAGAAACTTCTTTACTTTTTCCATTATCTTTGTTCCTCTCTCAATCTCTTGATCAGCAATTCAACAGTTATATTATTAAAGTTGCTTTGTATTACAAAGTTGGCGATGCTAAGCAGCTGCTGACTATCAGGGTGAACGGCAGCAGCAATATTGTCGAGTGAATCTTGAATCACGACTGTTCTTGTGCTGATTGATGCTGAAGGTCTTTCAGTTGCAACCCTCTTGATTTCAAAATCATCTCTGTATGCTGCTGCGTATCTACCTTCCATAACGCCATTGATTACGTTATCCCAGCTAGATTCAGGATGATACGTTGCATTAGGAAAATTTGCTCTGGCAAACGTGTCGTAACTTGATCCGCGAATAAAGGAGATAGGACCGTTGAAAGTTCTGATAATCTCAGAAGGTGTTCTACCATTCGCGTTCTGGCTCATCCAAAGGCGATTGACGACCATAGCCTGCCTCAGCTGCACATACGGTTGTGTGAATCGAACCATGGTCATTCTGGGACCAGTGATTGACAGCTTGCTGATTGCTATGTCCGCTTGTTTGTTTCTTACTTGTTCTACTGTTTCTTGGAAAGTAGCAGCATCGCGGCGGAACTCAACTGGAACGTTCAGTATGCGACCAATTTGATTGGCAATATCAACATCAAGTCCAATCATTTTATCTGACGTACCGCCATAAAACGGTGGGTTGTCAAATTTCGTCATTGCGACTACAAGCTTGTTTTCTCTTCTGATTGATTCAATGTCAGGCGTGAAGTAACCTGGCTGGGCTACTGCCACTGTTGTCATAACAAAAAAGAGAAACAGAGCGGATAATAACTTTTTCATGGTTCAATCCCTGTAATTTCTTCTTATTTATAAAACGAGAAAGGGAGGCTTTCGCCTCCCTTTTTTTACGCTTTTATTATTAAAATGATAATTAGGATCGTAATAATCGCAGATCCTATAATCCAGCATAAAAACAAAAAGTTGATCATGAAAGCATAGAGATACTCGTACCAAGTACAGTTTGACAGCAGAATACAAGCACTGTCCATTATTTTTCAATTAAATCTAGATATTTTTTGCCAAGCGAATAACCAGATGCTTTTAGGAAGTCTTCAAACTTTGCAATCACATCTGTCAAAGAAAGTTCGTCACCACTGAATTGGATGTTAACACGATCCATCATAGGCACTCCAGACTCTGATACACTATTTGGAGCGTACATCTCAAACGTGAAGTGAGACCTACTAATAGGTTGTAAAGGCTCCTGAGAGCCTACTAATGAGTCGACAATCATTTCATATCCTTTCAAAAATTTGATTTTCTATTTTTAGCAAGAATTTTTAAAAAATTTTTTCTACCAGCTTCAATTCTCGACTTGATCCATGACTTGAATCGAGACTTGATCCTGGACTTGATTCAAGACTTGACCCCCGACTTGATCCCAGACTTGAATCAGGACTTGAACCCGGACTTGATCCCGGACTTGATCCCAGACTTGATTCGAGACTTGATCCCGGACTTGATTGAGAATAGGTGTCATATCATCTTACTCCAGACTTGATTCCGGACTTGATCCCAGACTTGAATCCGGACTTGATTCGAGACTCGACCCAAGACTTGAACCCGGACTTGAATCCAGACTTGATTCCGGTCTTGATACCAGACTTGATTCTCGACTTGATCCAAGACTTGATCTTTAACAGGTGTCATTTAACTTTATCCACGACTTGATACCAAACTTGATCCCTGACTTGAATCGAGACTTGATCCCAGACTTTAATCCGGACTTGAACATAGACTTGATCCCGGACTTGACCCCGGACTTGATCCCAGACTTGATTCAAGACTTGATCCCAGACTTGATCCAAGACTTGATCTCTAACAGGTGTCATATCATCTTACTCCAGACTTGATTCCGGACTTGATACCAGACTTGATCCCGGACTTGTTCATAGACTTGATCCCAGACTTGATTATAGACTTGATTCGAGACTTGACTCCGGACTTGATTCAAGACTTG